ATTTTAGGCTTGTCTGGCGCGAATCATTGCAAGTATATCACTTGCATCGCCGCTTGGTGCCGCTGCCGCTGGTGCCGCTTCTGCAACTGGTGCCGCAAAAGATGCTTCAGCTGTTGCTACGTCTGCCGCAAAAGGTGCCGCTACTGCTTCTACTACTGGAGTTGCAACTGGTGCATCCGCAGTTCTCGAAGTTGCTGTGCCGCCTGCACTTGCGATATTTGGATCGCCTGTACGTGACTGCATACCTGCTGGACGGAAGTATTGTGACCAACGATCTGCATCATATGGTTGATTGTCAACTGATGCTTCAAACATTTCTTGCATAATCTTTACTGCAATTGCGTCTGGCTTCTTTGGAAGGAAGTCACCTAGGTTATATAACCCGTGTGTATCAATACCTTGCATTTCTGCATCACCTAATGGACGATCTCGACGTGCCCAATTTGATGTGCTGTAATCTGCATAACCACCTTTACTAGTTTTGTTAAGACGGAAGTCTACGCCACCTGTGTAGTCTGTTGGTAACTCTTCCATATCAGGATCCATAAGAGCCTGTTTAATGATTTGAAAGATTTGTGGTCCAATAATAAAGCGTCTGATTGGATTCTCTGGTGTAGAGTCTTCTTGTAACGGATTATCTGTTACGAAGCCTTGGAATACGTATGAACGCTTCTTCCAGTACTTACGGCCCATGTCTTCAAGACTTGCGTCTTTAAACCAACCACGTACTTCGCTTAGGATGTTACATGAATCGCCATACATTTCCATACAAGGTACTTGTACTTGTACAGGCTTGCTGTTAGGCTCGCCCTTAATTCCAGAGAAAGGTAACTTAATCATAAGTCTCTCTGTCCAGAAAAATGTGTTGGATTCGTCTCGATCTGGAAGGAATCGGATAGTTGCGCTTTGACCTTCTGCAATATTCCAAAAAGGATAAATTGCATTGTCTCCGCCAGTGCGTTGTCCGCCTCCAGTTTTAACTTCTTGTTCTTTAAGTTTAGCTCGTATTTCTGCTAATGATGCCATAGTTAATGCCTCCTAATAGTGCCTATGTTTGTTCTAGTGTGTAGCTACATTGCTACAGTGCCTTTAATGTTACAGCACAGTTATTATTATATAACAGATACTGAACAATGTCAAGTCTTTTTTAAAGAAAAAGAAATAAAACTTATAAGTGGGTTAGCGTAGTCCTGCTAACTCACGAATTCTATCCATATTTTGTGATTCTTCGCCAAGTAATCCTAGAGAATCTAGCTTATCGTGTACCCATTCGTACGGGTCGCCATCTCTAGCTTTTTGTGTACCATATGGCATATCACCCGAATCGGCAAAGTATGCATATAAATCATCGTATAAGTCGTCGTGGTCCATAATATCAGCACCTTGTTTTAGTGCCGCTGCCGCTTTAGGATGCTTGGCAAGAATAGATTGAACTTCATCTGCTTCCATGCCTGACCCTTCAGTTTCCATTTGCTGTGGTTGTGTTTGCATTTGATGTTGTTCTACAGTTGCTTGCAACCGCCCAATAAACTGTTTAGCAGGAGTAATATACTGTTCGCCATAGTCCTTTTCGATCATAGTAAGTATTGCTGTTTCGCCTTTTGGAAATTCGCCTGCTTCTCTGTCGTAGTAACTAACAATAAACTCACCTAATGGAGTCTTTTGCTCTTTAGGTGCAGGTGCGCCTTCTTTGCCCATTGCTGGATCATCGTCGCATTCTGCTTCATCTTCTTTGGCATTTCTGTCAAAGTCAGTTGTGTATAAGTACTCTATTACAGGGTACAACGTGTTTACAATTTGATTACCAAACTTGCCGTTCTTACCCGAATCTGCGTCACGCTCTAATTTCTTAGCTTCGCCGCGTAGTTTCATCATTGCTTCAATAGATGCCATAGCAGATTTATCTAATCCTTTAAAGCCTTTTGTTCTTGCTTCAATGAAACTATATACATCCCATACATCGTTTGCATATGCGTTTGCTAAGTTGCCTTGATCATCGTCTTGTCCACGTTCAATCTTTTTACCTTTGCCACGTAATGCACCTAGTACATCAATAGCATCTTTACTTGTGTTAATGTATGCTTCGCTAACTTCTTCTTCATTGTAGCTTGATTCGGATTTTGGCATCCACCAGCTACCGCTTTCATCATCACAATCGTGTTTGCAATCTGATGTGGGCTTGTGCATTTCATCACCACAGTCTTTACATACCATTGTTTCTTCTGCTGTTTCTTCGCCAAACTGTCCCATCATGCCGTCAAAGTGTGCATCAATTCCAATTTCTTCTGCTGACTCAGTTGCTAATGCGTCACTGAAAGCATCAGTCAACGCATCTATATCCCAAGTGTCAGTTTGGTCTAGTACATACTGTGTACCATCATCGCCAACAACACTAACAATTTTAAATTCACCTTCTTGGACATATCCAAATGCGTCTATTGTAACTTTAACAGGTATGCCTTCAAGATCAATTTCTTCTTCTGAGTCGCCTCTATAACCTAATCCGTCAAGTTTTGCAGTAAACACTTCAGTATCGTCTGTACGTTGTACGTCTATTAACTCTTTGCTAAAGTCTAAGAAAATCTGTTGACCAACTGCTTCGCCCAATAACTCTTGAGGTCCAAGTGACAATGCTTTAGTATGCTCGCTTACTAGCTTATAGATATACGGAAATACATCTGATAGTTCTTCGTTAAACTGTCGAATAGTAAGTTGGTCAATCCAGTTACTTGAAACATCATCCGGAACGTCTTCAAGTATAGTTGATTCAAAATTTGCAACTGCTTCTGCGTATACATTTTTACGTTGCAGTGTTTCTACTGTACGTTTTACTGCGTCAATACGATCATTTACTACGTCACTGTATTCTGCAAGACCTTCGGCCATGACACCGTTTCTTGACATATGATTCTTAAATTTCTTTAGCTTACTAAGCTCTTCTGACATACCAACAATGTGTTTGCCAAAGTCATCATACGCATTACCGCCTTCTGCTACGTGTCGTGCCATTGCTCTTGCACCATTCAAATGTTTGAACGGATACTTAAAGCGTTCGCCTTCTACACTTTCAATATGAATAGTTCCAATTTTTTGTGTGCGTCCGCCTGCACGTTCTTGGTTAACACTTTCAGTGTGCTTAATAACTATTCTTGCGCTGTCTACGTTTTGGTAACTTACTTTACCAGTTCCGTATAATTTTGATTCTGTCATGTTGTCGTCTCCGGAATTTGTTGCTAGGTATTTATAATCTCTTTTGTTTAAATTTGACTTTGTGATATCCCTAACGTCAAAGTTTAAAAGTCTTTTCCTAGCAAAACTCCTAAGTTCTTTTAAGAAACTATACCAATTACTTTTTTGAATACTTTGTTCTTTATTAAACAGTTCGTTACTGTACATAACAGTAACCCCGTCTTTTTCGCTTATGCTGACGCTAACATTACTATCTTCATCGTATTTAAAGTCAAAATACCTAGCATCCTTAGGAACATTAGTTACAGTTCCTTCTTGGTCGCCGATAGTTACTTCACTGAAACGTCCGCGTATCTTATTAAACAGCTCTTCACTTATTTTATCTAAATCTAACATGTAAGTATTTATCAATAACTACTGCTAATAAAGATAAGCATGGGCGGATCGCAAGTATTAGGACTTATGTACCATCCAGCTATAAAGTCTTTTGGTTGTGAATTTATTACGTGAGGTTGAAAGGCCGTTTAACTCTAATCGATCCGTGTACAGCATTGCGTATGTGTGTATGCGTAGCTTCGCCTCTGCCGTGAAATAATTGAATGTTTGCTACAATTAATGTATTTGCCTCAACAGTCATTGGGCTAACGTAGATTCCCATTTGAGCAAGTTCAGCATCAGTGGCTCGCAAACTGCCTGCTATATGTCCACCTAGCTTAGACTTATCCCAACGTCCTGTACAAAGTTCTTGGGTTTGTTTATGATACCAATTCCAAAAGTTTGCATCATACTTTGGCGCACTTGTTTGGAGTCTAAAAGGACCGTCACCTAATTCTACCTTATCAGGAAAGTACCACCACTTGACCGAAGGGAAAAATATATCACTATGTATATCCTTCGATTCGTCATTGTCACTAGGTGTATTTTCAACACGCTGTATAAATGTATTTTGATTGTATAGTGCTGTAGTTTCGGGATTGTCTAGGCCAATGCAGTCTGTAATAATCTTTTTCATGTCACTGTTATTAACTAGATAATCTATTCCAGGATTTGCTTTACTTTCTATCTGACAGTTATTAAAGTTTTGTTTATTAACACACACCGGGTATTGCATACACTCTTGCTGTACTAGAGTATGCATGTCATTAGATAAAAAGTTGTTAACTGCTATGTGCCCGTTGTTTATAAAGTCTTTACGTTTAGCTCTGTGCTGTGCGGCATATGTACTAAAAGCATATCTAAAAAGATGTAAACCTCGATTGGTTAAATCTAAATTACTAAACAATGGATTTTTTTTAAACTTTTTGACATTGGTATAAACAACATCAGGAACGTCTCCTCCCATTATTAATCTAGCCGCATCAAGAACGTGCTTATTAAAGTTTTCTTTATCTTCAATAGCATTCATTTCAATTGTTTTTAATTTTGGGTTATTTAAATAATCACTTACTAACATGAAAATATTTATCAATAACTACTGCTAATAAAGATAGGCATGGGCGGTTCGTAATCTTCAATTTGATCTACTTGATTGAAGGTATTATAAATTGCCGGGTCCCAGTCTTTAAGTACTGCCATCATCCTAAGCGCAAGTAGTGTAGCACTT